GATTGCGGCGGACTGGATGAAGGGGTGAAAGAGAAGTATCTGGAGTGGGCGGAGAAAACCTGCCGCACCGCCATGCTCGCAGCCGCCCCGCAGGAGGTGGACCGTGGCTAAAACCCCTGCAGAACGGCAACGGCAGCGCCGTGAACGTTTAAAGCAGTCCGGCACAACCAGACGCGATTGGGTACTTGAGCCGGAGGAATTGCGCATGCTGGGCGAAATTTGCATCCAGCGTCGCCCAGGCAGAACGCCGTATTCAGAAAATGAAGTAATCGGCCTGTTGATCCGAAAGAACTACAAAGAGCTTCAGAAGAGCCTGGCGAACACATGCCAGCGATGTGGCCAGGCGCTGCCGGTGTCTGAATGCATCTTCGACGGCGAAAATTCATGCTTACTGACGACTGCCAGACTAAAGCTGGCCATTAAGGCGTGACTGGTCACGGGGGTTAAAAAATGGACAAATCGGCATTGCTTTTGGAGAAACTCCGGCAACGAACGCAAAGTAGCCTGGCCAGCGGTGGCGACGGCTTTGTCTTCGCATCGATGCTGGTCTTTGACGTGGGCTTGAATGCCCGGACTATACGGCAAATGTTGGACGTTGCAGTAAGGAACGGGTCCCTTGAAAAAAGGGAAAGAGGCATAGGTAGAGCGCATAAGTATCGGACAAATCTGCAAATTTAATGCGCACCTTGACAGGAAATAACGTTTTAGCATTTGCCAAAACGACTGTGTTTTTATACAGTATATTAATATTTTGTAAGACGAAAAACGGGTAGGCTATGTGATGGAAGATACGGTCCTCTCAAATTGTGAAAGGCTGGACGCTGAGCTGAGTGATATCGATGCCGTATTAGATATGGTATCGGTGGCGATGGCATCCCCGGAGGCCAGTTTGCATGTGGCTCAAACTATGCGCCTCATTTGTATGTCACGTCGGATGTTGCAGCGGTGCCGGGATCTCAACAAGGTTGAAGGAAGAAGCCACTAGCCAGCCGAATTGAAAAAGGTGAGGTTTCCCTCACCTTTTTACGTTCAGTATACGGCCTGGATGTTAATTTCAGCGCCGCACGCTTGCGCGTATTTGCTCAGTGTCTTCATGCTGGCCCCTAGAGGGTTCCCCTCGAGGCGACTAATAGCAGATGGCGTGATCCCCATCCGTTCCGCCAGGGCAGATTTGCTTAACCCAGCCTTTTCACGCATCTCGTACAGCATTTCGACCAGTGCCAGCTCTTTATCTGCTTCCTGGTAACCCCGGATTGCCTCCGGGGTGTTGAGCAGACTTTCTTTGACCTGGTTAAATGGGATGCCTTTTACTTTCATTAGCTCATCTCCTTCAGGCGCTTTCTCGCTATCTCTATGGCCCCTGCCGGGGTTTTTTGTGTCTTCTTAACAAACGCATGCAGTAGGTAGATTTCGTGGCCGACTGCGTAAGCGTATAACGTTCTTGCTATGTTTTTGTCTCCAACCCTTAACTCAAAAAGCCCGGCGCCAATTACGCGGCTATGAGGCATTTTTAGTTTTCCTTCACTTTCCAGTCTTTCAATCAGTCGGGTCATGCGACCTCGTAACTCGTCCGGTAGTTCCTGTAACTCTTCCAGCGCTGCCGGGTGGGTTATCACGTTAAACATAGTATATCCTCCCTATGTGTTTAAATATACCAATAAATTAATTTTCACACAATAGAGAAATTTAACTAAAAAGTGAAAAATAAGACTAGATGTCTCATGTTGCCAGAGTTACAGTTCGTGTCGTTGAGACGGGAAACAAACCCGGTAACTAGATGAATTTGGAGGATATTGTGAACTATCAAGGCAACGAAAAAATGAGACAGGACGCGGCTGAGATTTCTAACGAGCTGTATGAACTCTGGCAAAAAGTGAAGCGTTTCCAGCGTGAGTACAGCTTCAACAGCGAGAACATTACAGACAGACTGGCGGGCCGACTGGTTGGAACAATGGAACCCAAACTGGCTGACCTTAACAGCTTTATGGCCGATGTTGATTACCAGTTTGAAGATTAAAGGGAGAAATGATGAACGTGAAACAGATCCGCGAGAATATGACCGAAGCGGCCCTGAGCGTTGAGAGTGTAATGCGGGGACACCCCCGCATCACCCTGCCGGAATTAAGCGCCGCCTGCCGAATTAGCCTGCCAGCGGTGGAGTTTATTATCGAGCAGATGCTTTGTATGAGGGTGGCGCAGCGGGGCGCTTTTGGGCGGTACTCCCTTACCCCGGAATACCAAAATGGTAGCTTTTAAAAACTGTGCGACCACGGTCGCATAGAAAAAAAAGGATAACTTTTGAAAAACTGTGCGACCGCGGTCGCATAGAAAGAAAATGAAAAAGGTTGGCAAATAAGGCTTTTTTAGGTATCGTTTTTGTATGTTGGGAATTTTATAGCCAACGCCCTCACAACCGCCGCCAAGGCGGTTTTTTTATGCCTTGGAAATGGGCGCTACAGCATGTGTCACCATGCTGTAGCTTTCAACCCATGCCGCCTGACAGGGTCAAAACAAGGCCCATTGCTGATTGCGCAACAGCAAAAAGAGCCTACCAAAAAAGGCCACTAAAGACCATGAAAAACACTGTAAAAATAAACAGTGCCGAACTTGTGCATGCAGATTCACTTGAGTACATCAAAACCCTGCCGGACAACAGCTTAGACGCCATCATCACCGACCCACCGTATTACCGCGTAAAGGCAAATGCCTGGGATAACCAATGGCCCAGCGTAACGGATTATTTGGCCTGGCTGGATGAGTTTTTCGCCGAGTTCTGGCGAGTGCTTAAGCCAGCAGGGTCGTTATATGTGTTCTGCGGGCCGAAATTATCATCGGACACCGAGTTGTTGTTACGTGACCGTTTCAACGTGCTGAACCATATCGTTTGGGCCAAACCCAGCGGGCGCTGGAATGGCGCGCGTAAAGAAGGTTTCCGATCTTATTTTCCGGCCAGTGAGCATATTTTCTTCGCAGAGCATTACGGCGCGGAAGGCTTTGCTAAAGGCCAGGCTGGGTATGCGACAAAGTGCCAGGAGTTGAAAGGCCAGGTCTTCGAACCGCTTATCGCTTATTTCCGGGATGCTCGCCAGCGACTTGGTATTTCCGCTGCCGAAATCAACGCGGCAACCGGCACGAAAATGTGTAGCCACTGGTTTAGCGCCAGCCAATGGCAATTGCCCAATGAACGGCAGTACCTGGCGCTGCAGGCGCTGTTTAACCGTAAGGCCGCAGAGCAGGGAATCACGGGATTGTCAGAGCTGCATGCGGCGCTGCAGGAGGAATACGGCACTTTAACGGCGCTATATTCCGAACTGGTTATGCAGTATTCCGAACTGCGACAGCAGTACGAGAATTTGCGGCGCCCTTTCCATGTGACAAAAGATGTTCCACACACCAACGTGTGGACGTATCCACCGGTTCCGTACTATCCGGGCAAACACCCATGCGAAAAACCGCTGCAGATGATGCTCGACATCATTTCGGCTTGTACGCGCCCTGGCGATGTGATCGCCGACTTTTTTATGGGGTCGGGTGCAACGATAAAAGCCGCGCTGCAGTTAGGACGCGGAGCCATCGGCGTAGAGCTGGAAGAGGAGCGATTTTTACAGACGGTCTCCGAGATAGAAAAACAATAATCAACAGCCTCGCCTAAGTGCGGGGCTTTTTATTACCCGCCACGCGGGTGGCGGAGTCATGAACACAGCTATCGAATATGGAAATCCTGATCTCTGGCTGGTCTTGCTCATGCTGGCCGCCGGGGTGGTATCAAGCGCCCTGCTTTCCGAAACCCCTATCAATCCGCGCCGCCTCATCGGAGACGTTCTGAGAGGCGTAATCGTGGCCATCATCCTCTGGGCTTACGGCGCTATGGGCAACATCTCAATTTTGAACGTAATCACTCTCGCCGGTTTATCGGCTGTGGCATGGCCACACACCGTCAACGAAATCACCGGCTTTGCAAAACGAACTATCAGCCGAATTTTCGGCGGGAGAAAAGAACGATGAATTATGGACTGGTGAGCAAGCAAGACGCGCGCCTGTATGCCGAAGCCGTTTGCGATGTGATCGGGCATGGCAAGGCGAATGCAGCTGTTTTGCTGTGTGTCGAAACGGCCGCCGCCGAGACATTGCTCGGCGATTACAAAGATCCGACGCCGAGCAGCGCCGGAACCGGATTAACCCAGGTTGATCTCGGTACCTTCGAATGGCTCCGCGATAAGTACAAAAACAGCCGTTATGCCCCGGTACTGCTGAATCAGTTTGGTATCGACCTGAGCCGAACAGTTTATGCGGAACTGAGGACCTCGCCGCTGATGGCGATGCTGTTTTGCCGACTGCGCTATCTGGCGGTTTCAGAGTCGATTCCGGCGACTCGCGAGGCCCGCGCAGCGTACTGGAAAAAATATTACAACACCTCGGCAGGCAAAGGCACGCCGCAGGATTACATCGATAAATGCCAGCGCGCTGGCGTTGATGCGCTATTCACGCAGTGAGGCGCGAGGAGTGATTATGAACAGTTTAAAACGTATGGCTAAAGCCTGGTTGCTGATGAATGGTGCCTTCGTCCTTCTTGTGATGGCGACGCAACCAGCGATGGCAAATGAGAGCCAGAGTCTTGGTTTGGATCTGGATTCAATTCTGAGCGCCCTTCCTGCAGGCTGGGCCAGCGGCGTAACTGCCGTATTTATCGTGCTGTATGCGGTGGCGCAGCTGCGCGCCGTACTTCCCCCGTCAGTGACCAAAAGGATTCCCACGGTGGTCATGAAAATTCTCGACCTCGTTGCCGCGAACTATGCCCACGCCCGGAACGCTGATGCGATCAGCAAAGTTGCGCGGGATGCCGGGAAAGCCAAAGGCCCATCAGATGTTGATTATCGTGTGATGGTGGAAACGGCCAAAAACAATGGAGAGCTTCGTGGAAGCCGGATTGAGAGTGCTGGCGATTATCCTGGAGATGATCGCCCAGGCAGTAAAAGCCCGCAATGAAGCGGAACGGCAGGCGAGGATTGAGTATGCGCGTAATAACCCAGCTGATTATCTGCGTCGCTTTGGCCGGGTGCGTGAAATCAACGCCAATGACACCAATACTGAATCCGGCTCCGTGCGCAGCGGAAAAGCCGGTGATTGATGTGGTTCACGTCGATGGGCATTTCGTTATCGCTGATGACGATATGGGAAAACTGACCGGCTACATTGCCGCACTGGAAGCGGGCTGCACCGCACCAAAATAGAGTACTCAATGAAAATTTATGTTGCTGGCCCGATGACCGGGCGCGAGAACTTTAACCGTGAGGCATTTAACAAAGAAGCCGAACGACTGACCCGACACGGGCACACCGTTTTAAACCCCGCAAGCCTGCCCGATGGGCTGGAGCAACGCGAATACATGGATATTTGTTTTGCCATGCTCCGTTGCGCTGATGCGATCCTGATGCTCCCCAGCTGGCAGACCTCCTCCGGTGCTACGGCGGAATATCACTATGCCTACAAAATGGCGCTTCCGGTTTATACCACTGTTCACTATCCGCCGGTCGCATAGCGGGAAAATGGAGGCTATGCGACCACGGTCGCACAGGCCAAGAACCGGTATCCCCATTTAGGGATAAATCGTGTTCTATCCCCATGAAGGGATAAACCCCGGCCACAGTAGAGTGCAAGGTTGCCCCGCAATGCACTACCCATAGGTCGCATAGCAGCAAAATAGAAGCCATGCGACCATGGTCGCATGGGTAAGTGAATCAACAAGAAGATGAATAAAAACACCACCTTCAGGTGGTTTTTTTATTTCAGATAACGGAGCGAAAATATGAAAACGCCACTCACGTATGGTGCTTACCGAATTCTTCACGATTTATTTAAAAATGGGGTGACCTTCAAACGCGCCTTACATCGTGAAAAATTACTCGAACTGAAAGAGCGAGGTTATGTTGCTACTTACGCCAACAACTTTGTCTATCTGACCCCCACCGGCCAGCAATATGCGATTGAATCCTTTTGGGGTGAGCATTCCAATGTTTGGCAAGTTGTCACTCATGCTGCTCAAATCAGTAACGCTGGCATGTCAATTACCAAACTGGCTTCGGATTTGCCGGAAGCCAATAGCGATATGACGAATCGGAGATTTTCCAGCGTTGGTATCCTGACCTCAGGACCTGTATTAGAGCTATCTGATAGCGCTCAGGATGTGCTGTATGCTCTTTTTTTCCGAGGCGCACTCGTATCTGGTGATATTCCTTCAAAAGCCGGCGCCTCAGTACTGCGTTCTTTGGGATTTGCCGAGACTGGCCATACAGCCACGCCATACAAAGGGGAAGACTATTTCACTTGGCTGACTCCTGCGGGGTATGCGTTCGCTATTGGGCATCTGGTTAAAACTCGCTTCGGCAAACAGCCTGCAAACAGGCAGCTTCATCCGGAAGGATTAAGCATTAAAAAAGCCATGATTAAAGGGACGATCAGTAGCGCAGCCCATGTTTGCGGCAATACCATCGAGCAGGAAACGCTGTCGAAGGTTCTGGCCAATTCACTGCATAACGTTTCCCATGAGAAAGCTGGCGATGTTGCTGAACAACTGGCCAGGGCCGTTAAGTCTGCGTTTAGTGCGCTGGGGCATGCATCTAGTGAACAGGACAAGGAGCGGCCTAAAGAATCGAACTTATCCGTCGGTACTTTCAAAGTTTATAACGAGGGAAAGGTGAAGATGGCTTCAGGCTCTCCCTTAACGGCTGAAATAGAAGCCAAGCGTGAAGATCGCAAAATAGCAGGGACCATTAATTTAAAACTGGAGCTGGATACCTCTGATGCCATCGAAAGCATTAATGGGCTGAGCAAAGAAATTTCAGATCTTGTTGATACTGCAATTGCCAATTCGCTCGAGCCGGGGGGAAGACTGCACGGCTCCATGCGGGGAAATGATGATCTCGTCGCTGATGTCGTTTCTCTCCGTACCCAGGTAGCCAAGCTTGACTCTGCATTCCAAAACGTATGCCTTTCGATTGCGGATTTGAATAACCGTATGGCAGCCCGTATCACTGGCGACGTACATGCCAGCCCGGTCTAAACGTCCATGCCGGCACCGAGGGTGTGCGGCGATAACCAACGACCCCAGCGGTTATTGCGATGCTCACCGGCAGCAACATGCTGGCGACGGCTGGCGCAACTACCAGGGCGGGAAAAGCCGGCATGAAAGGGGTTACGGTCGACCCTGGGAAATCCGCCGCGCCAGAATCCTCCAGCGCGATAAATATTTATGCCAAAACTGCCGGCGTCATGGCATCGCCACCAAAGCGACCAGCGTCGATCACATCATACCCAAAGCGCGTGGCGGTACAGACGACGATTCCAATCTGGAGTCGTTGTGCTGGCCCTGCCATAGAGCGAAAACAGCAACAGAGAGAACCCGATGAATAATTTTAAAATTGAATACGTTGATGGCGCTTTGACCGTTCTGGAGACGGATGGTCAGTCACGGATGAATGAAGCCGTACAGGGCATCCATTTTGAGCATGTCCAGGGTGGGCGCCCCCTGCTGAAACTGACGATTGCGCATGACATTGCCCCGGCCTCGACTCCGGCTGCTGCGTCGGCTCAGGAACCTTTAGAGGGTGAGCTGGTACAGGAGCAACAATCCCCGCTGCCTGGTGGTCGCCGTTCCCGCCATCGCCGTGGAGGTAAGCAATGATGTATCAACGCACAGATCTGACGCTCTCCATGTTCTATGCATCCAGCGCTGATGCAGACGGGAACAAAGTGGCTACGTTGACGATGCAGGTAATTGCGGCAGAGGTTGGCGCCGTCCAGACCAGTCAACTGCTATGCATCACCGATAGCGCGAAGAAAAAAACGTATACCGTGGGCGAGCAATCTATCAGTAATGGTTCCGATCCGTTGCTGGTCGCGATTGAGAATTACTGGCGCCAGAGTACGGATGTCGTGGTTAAAGGACTGATCGCCGAGGTGACCGATTTCATCGCAGGGAATATCAACTCAGTGAGCACCTGGATCGGCCAGTTTGGGATGAAGGTATTTGAGAACCAGCCATTAGCTGAGCGGCTGCCAGACAGCGTGCTACAGGCTGATGGTGGCTCCGCTACAGCGACAGGGTCCTGACAGCAGGCATTACAACAGGCGCTCACAGAGCGCCTGTGATAATGGCTGAATGCTTCACCAGCGCAGCGTTTTATTGGAGGTCATGATGAGTTACACCAGCTGTACCTATTGCGGTTCACGTCTCCATACGCGGGCTAACTGCCCGAAAACATGGGGTGGTTCATCGCGTCGCGCCAATCTGCGCTGCAGCTATTGTGGCCAGTCCGGGCATAACTCGAATGCCTGCCCACACAATGCAAGCAGCGGTCGACGGCGCAGCCTGAATGACGACTTTACCCTCGACTGAACCGATAGCACGATGGCAGCAGGCGGAATTGATTTCAATGTGAAATTATTCAATATCAAATCATTGCATCGCGTGATGATGATAATAGATATCATTTGAGGGGGTAGGGGGGATCAAATCCCTAACCCCTTTCGCGCTTCGGGACTGCCGCTTCAGGTAGATTTTTGCGCGTGAGAAATAAAAACTTTTTTTTTGGCTGTTTTGGGGTGCTTTTGAATGAGTACAGGGATGCGATCACCTGGTGGCGGACGCAAATCGAATAACACTGGAAATCAGGTTAGTTCTTTAACCAGAGCGGTTTCTCCGCCGGATGAATTACTGGGCGATATGGCTATCGATGCCTGGAAACGGACGTGCAAAATTCTTATTAACCGTGGCACGTTCGAAATGGAAGATTGTTATTTGCTGATGGAATACTGCAACACCGTGCAGCTGCTGTACGACGCCAACCAGGAAATTAAAAGCGATGGCCTTGGTGATGATACCGCTGCCGGCGGCCAGAAACTTGGTGCGGCAGTGAAGGCGCGTAGCCGTTATATCAGCGAATTAATTCGACTCTCCGTTGTGTTAAAGCTGGACCCCAATAGCCGCATCCTGAAGAAACAGCCCGGAGATAATGACAAATCCAGCGGTGAGTTCGACGAGTTTTAATTTTGGTGCGGCCCTAATGACTTAAGGATGGAGCATGGCCGCATATCCAAACGTCAATGTGGCGAACAAATATGCGCGGGATATCATAGACGGGAAAATAGTCGCCTGCAGAGCTATTCGGCTGGCATGTCAGCGCCATTTTGACGATTTAAAAAAATCACTCGATAACAATTACCCTTACCGGTTCGACAGAGATTTAGCTGAGCGAGCCTGCCGCTTTGTTCAGAAGTTACCGCACTCCAGTGGCGATTTGGCGGGGCAGAAATTAAAACTGGAACCTTGGCAAAGTTTTATTTTTTGTTCGATTTTTGGCTGGGTCACGAAAAAGGATAAAAAACGCCGATTTCGCGAAGCGTATATCCGGGTAGCCAGGAAAAACGGGAAATCGTTTTTTGCTGCCGGGATTGGCACCTACATGTTTTGCGCTGATGGCGAAAACAGCGCAGAAGTGTATTGCGGTGCGACAACTATGGCGCAGGCGAAAAAGGTCTTCACCCCAGCCAGGCAGATGGCCAGCCGCCTGCCGGCACTTCGCTCCAGATTTGATATTTCGGTATGGACCGACAGCCTGACACGCCCGGATGGTTCTGTTTTCGCACCTATGGCGGGGAAACCCGGCGATGGTGACAGCCCACATTGCGCGATCATTGACGAGTATCACGAACACGATACGGATCATATGTACGAGGCCATGACAATGGGGATGGGCGCCCGTTCGCAGCCGTTAACGCTCATTATCACGACAGCCGGCTCGTCACTGGAGTCCCCTTGCTATGACAAGGACAAGGAAGTCAAAGAGGTTATCGAAGGCATAACCCGTAATGATCGCCTGTTTGGCATGATTTACGAACTGGATGCTGGCGATGACTGGACCGACCCGAAAAACTTAATCAAAGCTAACCCAAATCTGGACGTTTCGGTTAAGTACAGCGACCTGGTTGAGCTTCTGGAAGTAGCGAAACAGGTTCCTCGCAAGGTTAACGCCTTCAAAACCAAACGCCTCAATATTTGGGTATCCGGTAAATCCGCGTTCTACAACATGGAGCAGTGGAAGGCTGCTGAAGACCCCGACCTTGAGCTGGCTGATTTTGCGAATGACAGCTGCAACATCGGTCTCGATCTCGCCAAAAAGCTGGATATGAACGCCGGAATACGACTATTTACGCGGGAAATTGAAGGTAAACGGCATTATTACTGCATCAAACCTAAATTTTGGGTCCCGGAAGACACTATCCATACAACCGATCCAAAACTGCTGAAAACTGCTGACAGGTATCAGAAGTTTTATGAAATGGGCGTGCTGGAAGCGACGGATGGCGCAGAGGCAGACTATCGCGAGATTCTGGCCAGTATTATCGATATGCAGGACGAAAACCGCATTGACGAGATTGATATCGACCCTGCAGGCGCAACAGCACTTCGCCACCAGTTGGAGGACAACGGATTTACCGTAGTCGATATCCGGCAGGATTACACCAATATGTCACCGGCGATGAAAGAGCTTGAAGCGGCTCTGGCCGGTGGTCGATTCCACCATGATGGCAATCCCATTCTGACCTGGTGTATCAGCAACGTTATCGGGAAATTTATACCCGGTAGCGATGATCTCGTTCGCCCGACAAAGGGAGACAATCAAAGCAAAATCGATGGAGCTACAGCGTTATTTAACGCCATGACTCGCGCAATGCTGCACGAAAGCAGCGGCGGCACATCGGTATATGATGAGGAAGACATAGCGTGTTAATCACAATTCTGAGTTTCATTATTGGCCTGGCCGGGGCTGTACTCATATCCGCCGGAGCCTGGTTGATTTTGCCTGCTGCCGGTCTTATTACGGGCGGGTCAATATGTCTTATCTGGTCATATCTGACTGCGCGGGCGGTTTCAGCCGGTGCCAAATTTAACGGGGGTGAATAATGTTTATCCCCCAAATGTTCAGAGGGCGCCAGCAATCGGGGAATAGCTTCTGGGAAGCCATGCTGGGCGGGGTTCGTTCAAGCCAGAGCAAAACTGGCATCATAATCACGCCAGAAACTGCTCTGGGACTTTCTGCGATCCGGGCCTGTGTCACCCTCCTGGCGGAGTCCGTCGCGCAGCTACCGTGCGAACTTTACCGGCGGGATAATAATGGCGGGCGCCAGCGTGCGACGGATCACCCGGTTTATGACCTGATTCACTCCCAGCCTAACAGGAAAGACACCGCATTCGAGTATTTCGAGCAGCAGCAGGGGTTGCTGGGGCTGGAGGGAAATTGCTACTCGATCATCGAACGGGACGGAAAAGGCTACCCGAAAGAGCTGATCCCCATTAACCCGAAAAAGGTCATTGTGCTGAAAGGGCCGGACGGTATGCCGTATTACCAACTCCCGGAAGTCGGTGAAATTCTGCCGATGCGCATGATGCACCATGTGAAGGTCTTTTCTCTGGATGGCTATATCGGCAGTTCCCCCATTCAGACGAACGCGGATGTCTTGGGGCTGAATCTGGCCGTTGAGGAGCATGCGGCAGCGACATTTCGGCGCGGGACAACGATGAGCGGGGTGATAGAGCGTCCGAAAGAGGCTGCGACCATTAAAAGCCAGGATGCTATTGATCGCCTGCTGGCGAAATGGACCGAACGCCATTCCGGTATTCACAATATGTTCTCTGTGGCACTGCTGCAGGAGGGCATGAGCTACAAACAACTGTCGCAGGATAACGAAAAGGCGCAGCTGCTACAGTCGCGGCAGTGGGGCGTGGAAGAGGTCTGCCGGCTCTATAAAATCCCGCCACATATGGTGCAGATGCTGGCGAAAGCGACCAACAACAACATCGAGCACCAGGGCCTGCAGTTCGTGATGTATACGCTGCTGGCCTGGCTGAAACGCCATGAGGGTGCGTTGCAGCGCGATCTGCTTCTGCCCAGCGAACGCCGCGATTTGTACATCGAGTTCAATGTTTCCGGGCTGCTGCGAGGCGACCAGAAGTCACGCTATGAATCGTATGCGCTGGGCCGCCAGTGGGGATGGCTATCCACTAACGATATCCGGCGTATGGAGAATCTGCCGCCAATTGCTGGCGGGGACAAATACCTGACACCGCTCAATATGGTCGACAGCGCGAAGATCCTTCCTGGCGATAAGTCGCCGACAGCGAAACAGCTGGCCGAAATCGAAACCCTTCTGGCCAGAGCCTGATTATTTCCCGCCGCGCGGGATGACCTGGAAGACAACATGACAACGAAATTAATTAACCTGCCGCACCTGGCCGATATGGTCTTTGGTGTGCCGCATTACGTGACGCGGCAAACAATGGACTCCGTGAAAGCGGTGCTCATCCCCCGTATTCAGGGGATCACCGAAGATGCCGTCATTCAGATGGCGCTGAATCCGGGTAAATCACCTGCAGCTGAGCAGGTTCAGCCCACCGGCGGGGTGGCAGTGATCCCCGTTCACGGCATTCTTGTTCCACGCCGGGGGCAGATTACGGCGATGTGCTCCGAGCTGACCAGCTACGAGCGGATCCGCGGGCAGTTGCAGGCGGCGTTAAACGACCCTTCAATCAGCGAAATCGTTCTGGATATTAACTCCGGCGGCGGCGCAGCGGTGGGGTGCAAGGAGCTGGCCGATTACATTTATCAGTCTCGCGACACGAAACCCATCACGGCGATTGTGAACTACAGCGCGTATTCCGCCGCGTATTTCATCGCATCGGCCTGCAGCAAAATCATCGTCAGCCAGACCAGTGGCGTGGGGTCGATTGGTGTGATCATGGAGCACCTCGATACGTCGAAGATGGAAGAAAAAATGGGGCTGACGTTCACCACCATTTACCGGGGAGATAACAAAAATAACGGCACCCAACATGAACCACTGAGTGAAGAGTCGCTGGGTATGTTCCAGGGCATGATCGACGAAATGTACGAGACGTTTACGGGGTCGGTGGCCGAATATCGCGGCCTGAATCAGCAGGCCGTCATTGATACGCAGGCGGGGCTGTATTTTGGCCCTGGCGCTGTGTCCGCCGGCCTGGCGGATGAAGTCTCTGACCCCCAGGCGGCGATCAATGCTATCGCGGCAAAGTATCAGCAACCCCGTCAAAAAACCTCCATTCAGATGCAGGCAGCCGCGATGGACCTGCAAACCAAAATGTAACCCGGCGCAAACACAAACCGCGTCACCTTAAGCAGCCAGCAGGCTGCTTTTTTTATGTCTAAAAAGAGAGAAATAAAATGCCACATATTGAAGAATTGCGTCGTCAGCGTGCGGGTATCAACGAACAGGTTCAGGCCCTGGCAACCATTGACGCCAGCGGCGGCACGCTGACTGCGGAGCAGATGACGGAGTTTGCGAACCTGCAGCAGCAGTTCACTGATATCAGCGCCAAAATTGAACGCCTGGAAGCCGCCGAACGTGCTGCGGCGCTGGTCGCAAAACCCGTGAAAGCGACTCAGCAGGCCCCCGGCATTATTGTTAAGCAGGAGCCGAAACAGTACACCGGTGCTGGCATGACCCGACTGGTGATGTCTGTCGCCGCAGGCGCAGGGAATCTGCAGGACGCGGCAAAATTCGCTTCAGAAGAGCTGAATGACCAGTCCGTATCGATGGCCATTTCCACCGCTGCGGGTTCCGGTGGGGCGCTCATCCCGGAGAACATGCAAAACGAAGTCATCGAGCTGCTGAGCGACCGTACCATTGTCCGTAAGCTGGGTGCCCGCTCCGTTCCGCTGCCTAACGGCAATCTGACGTTACCGCGCTCGGCTGGCGGTGCAACGGCCAGCTACACCGGCGAAGGAAAGGATGCCAAGACGTCTGAATCAAAATTCGACGACGTAAAACTGAGTGCCAAAACCATGATCGCCCTGGTCCCGATGTCGAACCAGTTGATTGGTCGCGCCGGTTTTAACGTTGAGCAGCTGGTCCTGCAGGATATTCTGACCGCCATCGCTGTTCGTGAGGATAAAGCGTTTATGCGCGATGACGGTACCGGCGATACACCGATTGGTATGAAGTCGCGTGCGACGCAGTGGAACCGCCTGCTGCCGTGGGAAGCGGGTTCCACGATCAACCTGAACACGGTTGATGAGTACCTGGATAAGATTATTCTGATGGCGATGGATGGCAACAGCCTGATGATCCGTTGCGGCTGGGGTATGTCGAACCGTACCTATATGAAGCTGTTTGGCCTGCGTGACGGCAACGGCAACAAAGTCTACCCGGAAATGGCGCAGGGTATGCTCAAGGGCTATCCGATTCAGTATACCAGCGCGATCCCGGTTAACCTGGGCGAAAGTGGTAAGGAAACGGAAATTTATTTCGCCGACTTCAATGATGTTGTCATCGGTGAAGATGGTTCCATGAAGGTCGATTTCTCCAGAGAAGCCACCTATCTCGATGCAGAAGGTAACCCAGTTTCCGCGTTCTCGCGTAACCAGTCGCTGATCCGCGTCGTCCTCGAACACGATATCGGCTTCCGTCATCCGGAAGGCCTGGTGCTGGGTACCGGCGTCCTGTTCTAACCCCCCCCCTCTGTTAATAAAGCCCGCATATGCGGGCTTTTCCCTTTAAGGAGAATGCTATGGCTGCGAAAAATAAAGTAGTGGAGCCGGAAGAAACGGTCGTACAGGACAACCATGCGACCGAGGATGCACAGGACAACCATGCGACCGAGACCGCACAGGACAACCATGCGACCGAGACCGCGCAGGACAACCATGCGACTGAGACCTCACAGGATAACCGTGCGACCGTGGTCGCACAGGCAGAACGTAAATCCGTTGTGTTCCTCGGTCCGCATAGCCGTTATTCCCGTGGTGATATCGCGTGGTTTGAAGGATCGCACGCCGAAGAGCTGGTTAAGCGCCGTATCGCGGTATGGCCGAAGGATGCCGAACGCGCGCTGAAACCGAAGCCGGGAGACAGCGATTTTGATACTGACATTGGATGATGTGAAAACCCAGCTACGCCTGGAACTGGACTTCACGGAGCATGACGCCATGCTCACGCAAATGGTGAACGCCGCGCAGCGGAGCATCGAGCGTGATTACTACTGCAAGCTGGTCACCAGTGATGAAGAGCTGCATGCGCTTCCGGAGACCGTCCGCGGATTTATCGCGGATGAAGATATCCGGCTGGCTATTCAGTTTCTGGTCAGCGATGCGTATCTGAATGGCCATACCGGACAGTGGCTGGAAACCGCTGCGGTGAGGCATCTTCTTTTCCCCCTGCAGGAGCATACGCTATGAGCCTGAAACCGGGTGATATGAACTGTCGCATTGCAATTAGCTACGTTCAGTCCGGTCGTGGGCCGCTGGGCGAACCGCTACCGGAAAAGCAGGTTGAATCGGGAAAAGCGTGGGCAAAACGGGAGCTGGTATCGGGGCGAAAAGTCCGCACGCTGGATCAGCAACAGGTGGTGGAAACCTGCCTGTTTACGGTCTATCCGGGCGTGCTGGTTGATATTGACTGGAAAATCACGACGAAAAATCTGGTTTATACCGTCCGGAATATCGACCGCAAAACGGACCGGATCATTATCACGGGGGAGGCCGACGGGCGGCATGATAGAGCTGGCGATTAAGGGTGCGCTGGAGCGCATCACCGGCATGAATGCGTATCCGCTTTTACTGCCGGACACGGTCCAGGAAGGAGCGACCTTTCAGCGTATCTCTGACCCGGAAATGGTCTCGGGAATGTTGCGAACGGGGATCGTATCTGCCCGTATCCAGGTGAATCTGTACCGTATCGATGATTACACCTCACTGCTGCAGCTGGATAAAAAAATCTGGACGGAACTGAAGTCTGTCGTTCATGGCCAGCTGGAGGGTATCCCGGTTCAGTATGTGGAGCGAGGCGGTATCCATCAGGATAAAAACCAGCTGACGAATCGTCACATTCAGTATCGCCTGACCCGCGATTTCATCATTCACTACGTGGAGGACTCCTCGTGATCCGAATGGAAGTTAAAGGGCTGGATGAGCTGGAGCGGCAGTTAATGGCCCTGGGCGAAAAAGTGGCGACGAAGGTATTGCGGGATGCCGGGCGCGAAGCGCTAAAGGTCGTCGAGGAAGATATGAAGCAGCATGCCGGCTTCGACGAAACGTCTGTCGGGCCGCACATGCGGGACTCAATCAAAATCAGATCGAGAAAAGGATCGGCGAAGTACCAGAGTACGGTTATAACGCTCCGTGTTGGCCCCAGCAAGCAGCACCATATGAAGGCGCTGGCGCAGGAGTTTGGCACGGTTAAACAGGTTGCAGACCCCTTTATCCGACCCGCCCTGGATTACAACCTCCAGACCGTTTTGCGCGTGTTAACCGTGGAAATCCGAAACGGCATTGAAAACAGGTAGCATCCGCTGCCGTATAAAAAGAGAGAGAAACATGGCTGATAAAACTTCGCCTGAATATGCGATGTTGCCGGCGGGCACCATTGTGAAATATGGGGAGCCTGGCGCTGCCACGTCAGCGCTGAAACCGCTGATTAACTGTAAAGCGCTGGGTGCAATGGGGCAGACGGGGGGCTTTGTCGACTGCACCACGTTACTGGATAAGCAGAAACAGTCCATCAGCGATCTGCCTGACGGGCCTGAAAAGTCGCTGGGCTTCATTGATGATCCGGGTAATACCGATTTTGCCGCGCTGCTGAACGCAGCAGAGGCCCGCAAGACCATCCAGTTATACGTCGAATTACCCAACAAGCGAACAGCGACGATGCTCCTGGCGCTGTCCGGGTGGCAGATGAATGAAATCGCCGCTCCGGCGAGTGAGGTCATCCAGATCACTGTTCAGGGTAAGCAGAACAAGATCACCTGGGGAACGGTCGCTGTTTCCGGCGGCGCCTGATTAACTTAACCTTTAAACAGCCACCTCCGTGTGGCTTTTTTTGTGGAGAATGATGAATGAATAACGACGTTAAATCCCGCCTGCTCGCTCCTGATAGCGATGCATTCCCTCTGAGCATTTTTGGTGGTGAGTTCTATGTACGCCGCCTGACTGCGAGTGAGATGGCTGATTTTGAAGAAAAGGCGGATCAACTAACCGGTCCGGGCGAAACCCGCGAGTTGATGCTGGCGGCGTCAGCACTCATATTGAGCGCTCTGGTCGATAAAGACGGCGTTCCCGAACAGGGTCTACCATCCCCGGTTGAACTGATGAAATCTCGTTCCTATGCGTCAATCACCGAGGCGTTGTCTAAGATCCAGCGTTTCAGCTATGGCACGCTGGAGGAGGCGAAAAAAAACTGATCAACTCCCCCATGTTGATGACGGTCTTTGCGCTGGCCGCTCGCTTGGGGGAGTATGATCCACGAAAAATCGCCAATCTACCCGCCGACATTCTTCTTTACTGGCAAGCCTGGTTCTCCCTGACAAACAGCACTGCCCAGACTCCAGCCCAAGATCCGCCTGCCAGCCCCGTCGTGTCAGTTACTGATCAGCAATGTGCTGATGTTATGAGGATCCTTGGACAATGAGTGACGTTGCGAGTTTGTCGGTTGCCCTGCACCTCAATTCTGCTGCATTTCGGTCACAAATCACCGAGGCGTATCAGAACGCAGGGCAGGCCAGTAAAAAATTCAATAAACAGGCGACAGAGCAGGCTAATGAACTAGCAAATGCGATCAAAAAAACAGTCGAAGCCGCGCAAAAAATCGGAGTGCAAGGGGCAAATGACGACCTGTTTTCTGGCGCCACCAAAGGTGCCGGCCAGCTGAATTTTGTCCTTCACGAAGTTGCTGCTGGAAGTAATGTTGCCAGCAGCAGCATTATTAACGCACTGATCCCGGCGGTCCATTCGCTAAAGGGCCAGCTGGATGGTTCTGCAGGGGGATGGAAGGCGCAACAGGAAGCGGCCCGTAATGCAGCAGCAGAACTGGCAGCGGCGGCAAAATCACAGATTGAAGCCGCGCAGGCTGAGCGGCAGGCTGCGCTTAACAAAGTTGCCCTTGCTGAAAAAACGATAGCAGCAGCGCAGGCCCAGCGCGAGCAGGCTATCGCTCTGGATGAGTATTACGCGAAACAGACTGAAATTAATAAGCTACATGGCTTAAATGTTAATTATCAGAATGAGCACCTGAAAAACGAGCGCGCCATTATTGAAGCCAACCGGCTTGAAGCCAGTGGGCTTGATAAGCTGAAGGCGGCTAAGGCTGCTGTTGCGACGGCAGATGCAGCTGAGACGGGTGGAAAAGCCGCGTTGACTGCAGCAACCGAGGCGGCAGCTGCGGCTAATACGGAGTTATCGCTAAGACAACGCATCGCAACCACCAGTAGTCGGGCGCTCAGTTCGGCGATGAGCCTACTGGGCGGACCTGTTGGAATTGGTCTGTCAGTGCTCGCTGCAGGCGGTACGCTGATTTATACCGAGTTTAAAAAGGCGGAAGAGCAGACTAAAAAGCTGAACGCTGCAGCGTTGGATCTCAAAACCTCCTCGTTGGTAACCGCTGCTGACCTGCAAAAACTGAGTGGTGAGCTGGGGAATACGGAGACGTCAGTCAATGCTGTCTCTGCTGCGGCAAAAGCCGGATTTAGTGGTCGGCTGCTGAATGATGTTGCCACGCTGGCCAATGCATATGAGAAGGCGGGCGGCGATGCTCAGGAGCTGGTGAATCATCTGTCCGGATTAAGGAGCGATCCGGTTTCAGCTATGGAGAAGCTGACTGCATCCGGTGTGGTCCTGAAAGATTCGCTCGTTCAGCAAGTCATAGCGCTGAAGGAGCGAGGAAGCACGGCGCAGGCAAGCCAGTTACTGATTGAGGCGGCGATACAGGCCGAGAAAAATCGTCTGGCTGAGCTGGGTGTTGATGTCGATAAGACCGCTGAAACGGTAAAAAACCTCGGGAACACATGGGGGACAGCCGGAGAGCAGGCTGTTATCGCGCTCGGTGGTGCGATTGATAAAACGCAGAACGTCCAGAGAACGTTAAGAAGCATGGCTGGTCAGCTGGCCGCTGATATCGCGGGGGCTACTGCTGCAGCGCAGAATGAGCGCATAAAAAATACTGCCGGGCTGAAAAGCTACATGGATGCAGGGACCACTGCGGCAGAAAAGCGGGCGGCGGCGATTAAGCGGCTGAATAACAGTATTTATGCGTCGGGGTCTAAAGAGTACCAGCGGATCCTGAAAGGGATTAACGACGAATACGACAAGGCGACGAAGAAGGATAAGCCCAAAAAATCTGGTAGTGGCGAGACGGAAGGGCAGCGGTTACTGAAGCAGGCGCAGGAGCGCAACGCAGTACTGAAAGAGCAGGCTCAGACGACCGATAAACTGACTGAATCGGAAGTTCAGCTGTCGGTTTTTAATGAAAAGGTTTCTGCTCTCAAGGGTGAACACCTGACGAAAAGCCAGCAAAGTCTCGTGAATATGCAGGACCAAATACGGGCGCAACTTCAGTCGAACATTCAGCTGGAGAAGGAAGCCGCTTTACGCAAAACCGCGCTGAAATACCAAGCTGAAAGCCGGAAATGGGAGGAAGAGGCTCAGGCTATGCAGCGTGAAGCAGCCCTGAATCTGGAGAAATACAGCCTTTCAGATCAGGAAGCCAGCGATACCGAAGCTCGTAACGCTATTATCAACCGGTTTAATCAACGTAGGCTGGCTCTTGAGCATGATTTCACCGATAAAACGACCACCGAATATCAGACCCGACTGGCCGATCTGGAGTCAGCAAAGCAGCGGGAGCTTGCGATTGTTGAGCAAAGTGGCCAAGACCGTCTGGCGGCAGAGCAGGATTACAGCGCTGGCTTCCGGCGCGGGGCGAAAAACTGGATAGATAATGCCCGGGATGCAAACAGTCAGATAGCCAGCTTTACCACAGGTGCTTTTGATGACATGGCGGGGTCGCTCGCTTCGTTTGTCATTACAGGAAAATCCAGTTTTAAAAGTTTCACCGCGTCTGTTCTGTCAGACCTGGCAAAAATTGCCACACAAATAGCGCTGTCCAGTGCGCTGCAGAGCATTTTTGGTGCTGTAGGCTCTGCTATTGGTGGCGGAGCTGACGGTGGAAGCACGCCGTCAGGCGCTTATGATACAGCAGCTGCAAATATTAAGTTCAACGCCAAAGGCGGCGTTTACGACTCACCGTCGCTGAGTGCATACAGCAACCAGGTCTATGACTCTCCGCAGTTCTTCGCTTTCGCAAAAGGGGCCGGCGTATTTGGCGAGGCCGGGCCGGAGGCCATCATGCCGCTGACGCGTGCCGGCGATGGTTCGCTGGGGGTACGCGCTGTCGGTGGTGGTCAGAACGCTGGCGCGTCGGAAGGGCCAAAAGTCTATATCACGATTGAAGGCGGAAACACCTCCACGCAGGCACCGTCGGGTTTTGAGCAGTTTGGCCAGCAGATTGGCTCGTTTGTGGAGAAAAAATACAGGGAGCTGATGGCGCAGGATATTCGCCCCGGCGGGATGGTCTGGAATGCAGTTAAAGGGCAACGTTGATGGCTATTGAGATATTCACCTGGAGTCCGCGGGTTAATCCCCAGCAGACCGTTAATTTTCGTGTCCGGAAGGCGCAGTTCGGTGACGGGTATGCGCAGGTATCCGGCGATGGTATTAACACCCGATCACAGGACTGGGAGCTGAGTTTTGTCGGTACGGAGGACTATATCCGCCCGATTAAGCAGTTCCTCGACCGTCATGCCGGCACCCGCGCGTTTCAGTGGACCCCGCCTCTGGAAGAGGTGGGGCTTTACCGCTGCGAACAATACAAACCGGTGCCGCTGGGCGGCGGAAATTACTCACTTTCAGCCACTTTTATTCAGGCATTTAAACCATGAGCCTTAACGCGAATTATCAGAAGTTAGAGCCAGGCGATGAGGTTCGTCTCCTGGAGATCGATGGCCAGGCGTTTGGCCTGGATGAGGTTTTATATTTCCACGGCTATAACGTTCCCCATACTGCAGCCGAAATCCTCGCCGCTGGCGGCGACCTGGATAAGCTGCCGGCGAAAAGCATCTGGTGGCAGGGGCGGGAGTATAAAGCCTGGCCATGTGAAATCGAAGGGATCGAGTCATCCACCACGGGCAGCGACGTGCAGCCAACGCTGCGGGTAGGGAACATCGACGGAAAGATATCCGCGCTCTGTCTTCATTACGACGATCTGGCTCTGGCGCGGGTTGTCATCCACGACACGCAAAAACAGTATCTCGATGCGAAGAACTTTCCGGACGGGAATGCCTCAGCTGATCCGACTCAGGAGAAACGGCGCCTTTTCTTCATTGACGTAAAGCATTATGAAGACGATGAGAAAGTGGAATTTACTCTCTCCAGCCCGTTTGCCCTGCAGGGGATGATGATCCCCACTCGCCAGCTGCATGCGATTTGCACCTGGTGTATCCGCAATCAGTACCGCAGCGGTAACGGGTGCGACTATGCCGGCACCCGGTATTTTGACAGGAACAATCAGCCAGTTGATGACCCGTCTCAGGATGTCTGCCCCGGCACGCTCACAGCCTGCAAATTACGCCATGGTGAGAATAGTGAGCTGCCGTTTGGCGGGTTCCCCGGCACCTCATTAATCAGGAGCTGATATGCGTCAGAAAACGATTAAGGCCATCCAGGAACATGCGGCCGCAGAATATCCGCGCGAGGCCTGTGGCCTCGTCGCCCAGAGGGGCCGAGCGGAGCGTTATTTCCCCTGCCGGAACCTGGCCACAGAGTCGAAAGATAATTTTGTACTGGCGCCGGAGGATTATGCGGAGGTTGAGGAATGGGGAACGATCACCGGTATTGTTCACAGCCATCCTGATGCCACCACCCAGCCGAGCGAACTGGATAAAGCGCAATGCGACGCGACCCTTCTCCCCTGGCATATTATCAGCTGGCCAGAAGGCGATCTCCGTACCATCCACCCGCGCGGTGAGTTGCCGCTCCTCGAGCGACCATTCGTGCTGGGCCACTACGATTGCTGGGGCCTGGTGATGAGCTATTTTCGGCAAACCCACGGCATCGAGCTGCACGATTACCGCGTCGATTATCCGTGGTGGGAAAAGGAGTATCCGGACAATTTTTATCAGGACTGCTGGTATGAATGCGGGTTCCGTGAGTTTGATGGTCCACCGCAACCGGGTGACATGGTGATCATGCAGGTGCAGGCGGATAAGTGGAACCACGCCGGGATTCTGCTGGAAGGGAATATGCTGCTGCATCACCTGTATGGCCATCTCAGCAAGCGCGTGCCGTATGGTGGATACTGGTTAGACAGGACGATGAAAATCGTCCGATACCATTCTCTGTGTTAATCTCTTGTGGAATTTTAACTATAAATCCAAGGGACACTGAAATGAAAAAAATAGCTCTAGCATTGGCAATTGTCACAGTAACAGGTTGTTCGACAACAGTTGTACCTCCCAGCCAAGCTATTTCCGCCTCAAAAGAGCATGTTTTTAAATATCAAGAAAATGATGGTAATAACGGTAGCCTGACAATCGTTCGTGATTCAGGATTCGTGGGGGCAGGATGCTATGCAACAGTTTATTTGAATGGTGAGCGAGTAGCGAAACTGGATCCGAAAGAAAAAGCGACATTTTATTTATCAGAGGGAGAGTGGGCTGTCGGTGCTAATCTTGAAGGGAAAGGACTTTGCAGTTTAAACCGAGAGAGGCAAGAACGATTTTTCAATATTAAAGCTGGAGAGAAAAAAGCAGCAAGAGTTTTTACGGATGCTAATGGCGATTTGGATATAAGGCCAACCACTATTAATTAACTCGTTTCCCACCAACTGGAGCTATTATGCAGGAAATAATGACAAGAATTGAGCTTTCTGGAATTCTTGGCAAAACTTTCGGGAAGATTCATCATCGGTTGATTTCAACAGTCCAAGAAGCAGGCATAGCATTGGCTGCCACCATCCCTGGATTTGAACATTTCATGAATAACAGCAAAGAAAAAGGGTTGACCTTTGCTGTTTTCAAAGGAAAGAAAAATATCGGTAAGGATGATTTAGGATTCCCTGTTGGTGGTGAAGTTATCAGAATTGTTCCTGTTTTAATTGGTAGTAAAAAGGCGGGACTGCTTCAAACAATTCTTGGAGCAGTTATTATTGTTGCCTCTG